TTCTACTCATACTATGTTCAGTCTTTACAGGCTATTCAGCGTATTGCAGGTGTAGAAGAAGGTGCGGCTGGTTTTGCTTCCCTCAAGTTCTACGGTGGCGGTATGTCTGCTGACGTTATCTTGGGTGGTGGTTACGGTGCTCAAGAGAACGCAACATATATGTATTTGCTAAACACAAATTACATTTTCCTACGCCCACACAAAGAGCGTAATTTCGTTCCTATCGGTGGAGAACGCCAGTCCATTAACCAAGACGCTAAACCTACATTGCATTAATGGTGTCTATAAACCAACTCTGATTGACTTGGAAATCCCGAAGGGGATGACAGGGCGGAAGGCGAAAGCCACCGTGAACGACTAAGTGAGATGGGCTCGAAAGAGTAAGCGATAGTCTGAACTAGGATATAACTTGTAATTTGAAGTCCTAGAGAGCGATTCGAAGAAGTTGCTCCGCCATGAAAGTGGTCAGTAGGCGAAAGCCGAAGTAACAGAAAGATTGTGAAGTTGTATGGTTGGGCTGGAAATTTGACTTGCTCGAATTCGTTCTTGCAAGGCGTTTTGACAACTTAATCCATTGATTCGAAAGGAAAATATATCATGGCATATACCATTACCCCTTTAGCTGGCATAGATTTAGCCAACGTAGCTAATACAAACCCTAACTCTGCTGGTACAGCAATCCCTACATTTGGCCCTACTGGTGCTGAAGTGTTTGGTTCTGACGGCTTTCGTTATGTGTTTGCACAAGCCGCAGTAGCAATTGGTGCATCAACAGCTACTTGCGTAATTAACGCATCTACATTCCAAGCAACCTTGGGTGCAGGTACATATTTGTCAGGTGCTTCTATGGCATCAGGCGATTATGGTTGGTTCAGCAAGGCTTCTGTTTGATTAGCTTAAAACGCTAAAATGTAGTAAAAATGAGGGGTTATCTCAAAAGGATAGCCCCTTTTTTCTTTAACTTTACCTAACTACTTAGGAGATTTAAACATGGCTTTACCATCAGATGAACAAAATGCAGATTCCCGATTACAAGTACGCTTTTACAAGCGACCAGTAAAACAGGATGATGCTTCCGCTGAAGCTGGCAGACCAATTTACAAAGAGTTTGATTTTGTACATATTTGCGTTGCTGGCGATACTCTAACCGAAATTGATACTTTTGCATTAGAAAGCCATAAACAGCGTTTTCCGCTACATTGGGCTAAATATCAAAACTCATTGGGTGCAAATGACGAAGGATATGAGGGAACACCATTATCAGAATGGCCTTTAGTATCTAAATCACAAGCAGAAGAACTCCGTGCTATGAAGTTTCACACGGTAGAAGCGGTAGCAAGTGCATCAGATCAGCAGTTACAGCGTATGGGTATGGCGGCAGGAATGTCACCCTATGCGTTCCGTGACAAGGCAAAGGCATTTCTAAATCTAGCTACAACAGCGGCAGAAACAGACAAGCGTGAAGCAGAAATTAACGCTTTGAAAGAAGAACTTGCCAAAAAGGATGAAGAAACTGCTAAAATAAAGGCTGAAACAGATGCGAAGTTAGCCATTATGCAGGAACAAATGGCAACTATACTTGCCGCTGTTGGTGAAAAGAAACCCCGTAAACGCAAAGCGGAAGCCACAGAGGAAGCCTAATATGTCAGCAACAATGCTTGAATTGGTACAGCAAGTCACCGCTGAACTTAACCTAGCCGTGCCTACTTATGTAGCAGGGAACACGAACCAAGATGTGCAACAGATTCTTGCGTTAATGAATCGTGCTGGTTATGACTTAATCAAGGAACACGACTGGCAAGCATTGGAGTTGGAATATCGGTTCTACACAACTTATGTAACTACTACCTGTGATACTACGAGTGGATCTTATTTACTTAATAACATTCCTAGTACCACAGGTTTGGATAGTAATTATTCTATTGTTGGTACAAGCGTTCCACAAGATACTTATGTTGATACAGTTCTTGGTGCAACTAGCCTAAATACTACTCAAAAATCTTCAGCAACATCCGTTGGCGGTACAGTTACATTCAGTAGAACTATTTACCCCCTACCTGCTGACTACGAAACCATTACAGACAATACTTCTTGGGACAAAACCCGCCATTGGCAAATGCTTGGCCCAGTAGATGCACAACAATGGCAATGGCTCAAATCAGGTTATATCTCAACAGGCCCAAGAGTTCGTTGGAGAATCTTGGGTAACAAGTTTGAAATATGGCCACCATACAACACCCAAGAATATCTAGGCTTTGAGTACCGTTCTAAAGGCTGGGTAAGAAGTGCCACTGATGCTGTAAAGAACAGTTTTACGGCTGATACTGATACATCCGTGTTAGATGATGCAGTTATCGTGTTGCTGACAAAACTTAAATATTTCCAAATTAAGTCTTTCGACACTATTGCACTGCAACAAGACTATGCCCGTTATTTAAGTGTTGCTAAAGCTAACGATAAAGGTTCTGCTACCCTATCATTTGCACCTGCTCCAAGTGCCGTGCTGATTGGTTGGGCAAATATCCCTGATACTGGCTACGGTTCTTAATAATGGCGGTCGCTAAGAAGTTCACCGCCAGAACCGCTTCTTTGGCCGCTCCTATTGGGGGCTGGAACGCTAGGGATTCGTTAGCTGAAATGCAACCGCTTGATGCGGTGCAATTGGTTAATTTCTTTCCTACGCCTACCGATGTAACCCTCAGAAAAGGTTATTCAAAGGCTTCTACAGGTATTACAGGCAATGTAGAAACATTGATGAATTATGCCAATACAGATGGCACAAACACACTTTTTGCTATTGCTGGTGGAGTTATTTATAACGCATCTACCGCTGTAGCAACTTCTGTATTAACTGGTTTAACTAATAGCAGATTTCAGCATTGCATGATTACGACTGCTGGTGGACATTTTTTATTAGCTGTAAACGGTGCTGATCCTGCCATTATTTATGACGGTACACGCTGGTACAAGATGGCCACTACCACTACAGCGGCCGCTATTAGCACAATTACAAGAGGTGGCTCGGGCAACCTAACAGCTACCGTAACTACTGCAACCGCACACGGTCTAGCAACAGGCAATCGGGTTAGTGTTTCAGGAACTACAGAAGCCAATTACAGCGGTACTTTCTACATTACCGTAACTGGGGCGAATACTTTTACCTACACAATGCTTACCGCACCTGCGGCAAATGCAACTGTAGTCGGAATTTACACAGTAATCGGTATTGCAGGGGTAAATAGCAACACCCTGATTAACATCAATATGTGTCAAAACAGGCTATTTTTTGTACAAAAAGACAGCATGACATTTTGGTATCTCCCCGTGCAATCCATCGGTGGCACAGCTTTAGACTTTAATTTAGGTGCTATTGCCCGTTCAGGCGGTTATCTGCAAGCAATGGGAACTTGGACTTTGGATGCTGGTTATGGCGTAGATGACCTATCTGCTTTTGTAACCAGTATGGGTGAAGTCATTGTTTACAAGGGTACAAACCCTAGTGATGCAAATGCTTGGAGTGAAGTTGGTGTATGGCAAATGGGTCAAACTTTTGCAAGACGCTGTTTCTTTAAATATGGTGGTGACTTATTGTTATTAACCCAAGACGGTTTAGTGCCAATGTCTGCCGCCTTGCAATCTTCACGCTTAGACCCCCGTGTAAACCTAACCGACAAGATTTATTACGCTGTAAGCCAAGCGGCAACCAGTTACTATGCTCTTTTTGGCTGGCAGATTAACTATTTTGCTAGTGAAAATATGTTGATTTTAAACATACCTACTGGCACAGGGTACGATCAATATGTAATGCACACGATTACTAAGTCATGGGCTAAATTTACAGGAATTAACGCTATATGCTGGGAAGTATCAGCCGATAACAAAATTTATTTTGGTTCTAGCGGATTTGTGGGTAATTTCTATGCTCAATCATCAGATGCAGGGGCTAATATTGTTGCAACTGCACAGCAAGCCTATAGCTATTTTGAAAGTCGTGGACAGCAAAAACGATTTACCCTAGTACGCCCTATTCTACAGACAGATAACGGCTTACCGACCGTTTTATGCGGTATTAGCACCGATTTTGACACACAACCATTAACCAATCAGATAGCATTTAACCCTACAATTAACAATATTGGTCTTTGGGATACAGCTAAATGGGATCAAGCTAACTGGGGTGGCACTTTAACTACTACTAAGTTTTGGCAAGGGGTTAATGGTTTAGGATTTGCTGGTTCAGTTAACATAAATGTTGCATCGCAAGGTATTGAGTTTCATTGGGCATCAACCGATTATGTAATGGAAAAAGGTGGCGTATTGTAATGCTGAGTTTTGACAAGGATTTATTAGGGCCATTTATCGCCCAAAAGTTAAACATGGTATGGACACCTGAAAATTCAAGCACAATTGGTTGGGTAACAGATGAAATAGAATCAGTAGTTTGGTATGAGGACTTTAATAAAAAATCGGTAACTTGCCATATTTATCTTGAAAAAGGGCTAAATAAGCAATATTTACATACCATTTTTGATTATCCTTTTGTACAATTAGGGGTAGATAAGATTATTGCCCCAGTAGTTAGTAGCAACGACAAGTCGGTAGAATTTGTTAAGAAATTGGGGTTTGAGGAACAAGCACGATTACTTGATGTTTTTCCTACTGGAGATTTGTTGTTTTTTGTAATGTCAAAAGACAAATGTAGATTTTTAGGAGAAAGATATGGGAAAACAAGC